TGCATGTGTAGGTTGAGTCTAGTGCTGGGAGTCACAGTTGACAATATATTTGATGCTACATCAGCCACGAAATGCTTGAATAAGTCTGGTGATCAGTCCTGGCTTGCTTGCTCTCTTCTCCTTGGAGTCGTTCATGATGTATTACAGTTGGATTTTATGTTGTTGTTTGTAGTGGACCTGGAGCTCAAGCTGAGCTTGGCATGAACTGGGTCCGTATCATTATCAATGCAATAATTGATAACTGCATTTAAGTTGGCCAGTTCATGATTTAATTTGTCCAACTTCTTTTGAAGTTCCAGGAAGTTGTCCCTGGATTCGTCCACTTGTTGGGAAAGATTGTTGGCTTCCAAACGTAACAGACGCCACTCCTCAACCAGAGGCAGCAGTTCCTCTGTTTTTACTTCATACACTGGTTTTGCCACTGTGAGTTACAGAACTGGTATATGTTGTGGATCCTCCACCCACGCCCCCACACGAAATAGTCACAGGGCTGGCACTCAGGGTGAGAGTGGATTGTGATCCCATAGGGGTGGATGCTCCTGAATGACCCACCATTGTGGCGTGCCAGCCGGCACCTGCAATGCTGGGCATGTTGTAGACTGTGCCACTTCGCAATTGATTTCTCATCTGTTCCCTAGTGTGTTTTAACACGGCTTCAGTTGGTTGTTCGCCAGTCAACACACACCAATCAATCAGCTCTTTCATCTGAGCAATTTCAGAGTTTCTCTGATGCTGCTGTTGATTCATTGCCTCTCTTTTTTGTTCCAGATTTGTGATCCGGGATTGATGGCTATTTGCCTGCTTGATCTTTTTGCGAAATTCTTTTATCAAGGAATTGAGTGTTTTCATTTTTTGTCCTTTGTGGTGTTGGCCAGGCCGCGCCGCATGGCATCCACCACGCGGCTTTTGTAAATGTCCCGTGCCGCAGCTAGCTTGTCTGGTCCCATATCGGGATAATGGGTTTGATTATCAAAAAAAATGTCGTAGTCTGACCCTACTGCACCCAGAAGTTGAGACTGGGCCTCTTTGGTTTTACGCTCAATCTCTTTTTGACTGAACTGCAAGCTGGCAGCCACAGGGTCCTCGCCTGTTTCCAGCACATAATCCAAAAGCCTACGTTGTTGATCAATATCGTTTTGTATTTGATCGTTTAGTTGGTCCAATGCGTTGATCTGCTGCCTTAGTGCCTTGATCTGCTCCTTGTTGGAGGCCACAGATTGGCGCAACTCCAAAATCTGTCCCACAACTTCCGTAACACTTGCCCTGAGATTGTCTTCCATGATTCTCCTTACAGCAGACCCAAATCCATGCTGATGGAGTTGTCTGCATCCATTCCACTCAAATTACAAAGCATCTTCTGGTGCTTGTCAATCAGTGTCATGGGCTTTTCACTGGTGAGGATCTGTTCACAAAGTCCACTGGCAAACTCCAGCACATCAGGTGTGAGTATTTCCTTGGCTTGGCTGATGGGCAAGTCCTGTGCAGCGCATGCTTGCTGAATTGCATCAATGTGTAATTCCACATTGTGATTCATGAGCAGCACATAGCTCATGCCGTCCATGCTGCTGGGCCACTTGACCTGATACTTGTTACGTTCGTCATCAAACTCATTAGCAGTCCAGTCAAACAAACCACCATGATCACCATGATGGGTCATGTATTCCTTGTAGGCATCACTGTAACGGAACGTGTCACCTGCCCTGCCTTCAGGTGTCAGTGGATACCAATCACTTTCCAGCTCTTTCTTTGTGAAAGCCACCTTCTTGTGCTTTAGATCCTCATAGCCCTTGCAGCATACATCACCCAGGGTGATTGCTTTGCAGATCTCGCTTTCACGACGTGCCCATTTTAGGTTGCGAGCATTGATCCATTCCTGGATCAACTGTGGATTACCCTTGAGCGCCTTGTCGTCGGGAATGTTACCACCCTTGAACGCAATATTCTGTGGGCTAAGTTCCCAGCTATAGTAAATGTTACCCTTGGCCACATTCACAAACGGGCTAGCAGCATCATAGCTGAGCGTGACCTTCTCATTGATATGCTTGCGCCACACTCTCTGGAGCGTTGTAAGGGCACATCCCATTTTGATCTTGCCATTACCCAGATAGTGGATCCAGTCACGCCCATCCAAATACTTGCCGTCCCTCTGTAGAATGATACGTCGTAAATTGATGGCAAAGTTGCTGGCCTGCACGTTGGAGTAGGCCCAGGTTTCAAAAGGCAAGTCCTTGACCACATCCCACCACACATCACCTTCCTCCTGGTTACGACCCTGAAGCACGTTCATGAACCTGGTGGCACCTTCCTTGCGATTCCTAATAAAGAAGTCATGATTTTCCATGCTGCTGTTCAAACAGTCACGGAAATTCTTGACTCCAGGATGCAAGTTTTCTCCAGTCACCGGGTCGTTACCAAACTTGAGCAAGCTGCCAGTGGGCACGTCCAGCACCATGCTGTAATCACATGAGTGTTCCAGCCAGCGCAAAATTTGCATACGAATGGCATCTTTGTCCTTGACCCAGCTGGCATCGTCCTGGTTGGGCTTTTTCTGCCAAGGCCATTTGAGCACACCAGTGGCAATCTGATAACCACCACTGTCTCCAATGATCACAGTCTTGTCCTTGGCCCTCTTTTGTACCATGCTTTCCACAACATCACTCTGCTCCAGATCCCACACACTGTGGCCGCTGGAGTAGAGCGAGATGGGATAAAAGAACAGATTGGTTTTATGATCCAAAAAGTCCAAATCTCGCAGCCCTCCCTTTAGTCCAGCAGGAATTCTGCTGGTAGGGTCACTCTGTTGGCGTGCATAGATGGCGCTGATCGAAGGAAGGAATACAGCGAAATCGGAATTGCTAGTCCATAGATCCTTACCAGCCACTTCCCCCATATTTTCATATGTTTTAGCTAGGTGTGGATTGGGGCTTGTGAGTTTTTTCATATTACAATCTTACTTGGTTGTGCCGTGAGTTTCAACATAGTTCAACATGTATCTGTACATGACGTCAGCATTGAGATACTCCCGTAGAAGAATCTGCGTCTGCTTGTGCATGGCGTCTCGATACTCATGACTGTTGTCTAGACGATGTTGGATAAACTGCATGAGCTCATCCTTGTGTTTGCGGTAATTGTTCCAATCCTGAGTCCATTCACTGGGATACAGGAATTCGGGCAAATACATTTCCTGATAGCTGCAACGATTGGGCAGCACAGGAATCACACCAGCCAACACTCCCTCCATGACACTGATACCCAGGTTCTCATGTAGGCTGCAACTGAACATTACCCGATGATCAGCAAGAGTCTGGTAATATTCATGCTTGTTGAGCTTCATCTTTTGGGTGATGCACCAGGGCTGGCTCATGCTGGAACTCAAATCTTCAGCAATCATGGGCTGCTTGTCCGCGTTATACCTGTGTGGCCAAATCACACCAGATTGCACCCCTGCTTGACTGGTCACCTGTTCCATGTGACTGATGATGGCACTGTGTGGCTGTCCACTCACCACAGCACGATACTGATCTTCCAAGGGAATGTTCAGGTTGTTGAGGAACATTTGACGATGAAAGTCAGTGGCATAAAACACATAGTCACAGGCATAATACCAGGCACGCTCCTGATGCCAGGGCCAGGGCTTGCTCATCTTCATGCCCAGGATGTCGCTGGGATCATAAGCACCCGCATGAAAAATTCCCATGATGCCCACTGGGATATCCAACAGTTCGCTCATGTAGCGCAGGGCGGTGATTCCAAAGTGCCAAGCATCTGTAAACAAAAACACATCACCAGCCTTGACGTCGCCACGTGCAAACATGTGACTGATGGCCTCCACTTGAGTAGCTTTGAAGGAGTTGGTGTGTGCAAAGTTTAAAAAGGCACCACTTGTGGTTGCGTCCACTGTGGGTTCCACACCATCCACGTTCACCACTTGAACATTGGAGATACCACGTGATTGCATGGTGTTGCGTAAATCACTGGGAATACTTGTGTACCATTGTGCCGTGTAGCGGCTGTCAATACGCTCTAGCGGCACAATATAGATATTGGTCATAGATTTGTCCTTGAACTTTGTATTATGAGTGTAGTTGAGAATAAGATTCAGTGCAAGGCTGCTTGATCAACTTTTCATAATAGCTGCACAGATCAGATAACAACTGATTTAAATGTCAGGGTTGGAACTCAACATACGCACCATTGATGCCTTCTTCACTGATGTCAATACGAATTTCCATGCCTGGGTAACGCTCACTCAGCTTTGCATACAAGGCTTCTGCCAGCATCTCGCAGCTCTGATGATCCATCTCCAGACTGTTGGTCTTGTAAAGATTCTCAATCCATCGCCTGAGCTGAATGAACTCAATCTCACGATTGTTGTGATTGACTTGCACCCACACCTTGAAGTTGAAGTAGTGCATATGCCTTAGTCCCAGATGGCCCACATCATATTCATCGCCTGTGGCATATGTGGGGTTGGTGTCAGCACCTGGGAAATAATGATAACCTTCTTTCTGGAAGGTGCAATAAACAAAAGTCTTTTGAGTCATAGGTATTCTCCATATTGTTGTGTAAAGATATCGGAGAATCAGTGTTATTTCAAGTGTTGGTGGAGGATATTTTGATAAGTGACTGTTCAAAAATGTCAGTGCAAGACTTCCAGGAATACAGCTCACTGGTTGCCCTCACCACAGTTCGATCCAAGCTTACGCATTGATCTATTGCTTTGTGGAGGTCAGTGTCCAAGTACCCATTTATTCCTGGTTGTATGACATCTTTGGGGCCAGTCACAGGATAGGCAGCCACAGGAGTGCCGCACGCCATGGACTCCAACATGACCACTCCAAAAGTGTCTGTTTTGCTGGGAAATACAAACACATCTGCATTGGCATAATAATGTGCCAAACTTGATCCAGATTTGTAACCTGTGTAGATCACATCTGGATATTTGCTTTTCAGTTCTGCCAAGTAGGGGCCATCGCCTACTAAAATTTTGGTTCCTGATGTTTGTAAGGAACAGAAATCATCCAGCCCTTTTTCATGACTGGCTCTGGATACACACAATATGACAGGTTTGCTGGCTATGTGATTGCTCCTAGACACAGGTGAAAACAACTGGTTATCCACTCCTCTGTTCCAGACAATCAAGTTTTGGAATCCGCGAGCTTCCAATTCATGTTTCATAGATTCGGTTGTTACCAAAACTCTGTGGCTGAATTTATGAAAAATTCGCATCCAAAAGTAACCCACGCTTATGGGTAGGTTATAATGCATTTTCAAGTACTCAGGAAATTTGGTGTGATAGCTGCTGTTAAAGGGCTTGTTGGTGATCTTGCAGTATAATCTGGCAGCCAAGCCTAGTGGTCCTTCTGTTGCTATGTGAATACAGTCTGGATTGAATTGGCGGATAAGTTTGCAAATTTTCCAGATGTTCCAGGCAAATTTGATTTCCGGGTATCCTGGACAGCCAATGGTGTGAAAGTGACTGGGCTCTATCACCAACAGCTGATGCCCCCGGGCTTCCATCTCTTTGACAGTGGCTTTCAAGGTGGTGACTACACCGTTGATGTTATTCCATGTGTCTGTGACAATTACAATTCGCATGCTAGTGTGTGGCTACTATGTCCATGTTGCCTTGACTATTCAAAACAAGCAGTTGAAATTCTCCATCCAGGGTCTCAACTAGGGCACTGCAACTCTCCACCCAATCTCCATCATTGGCATACACTATTCCATCCATGAGTTTGATGGTGGGTGTGTGAATGTGGCCACAAATGACTCCATGGGCATGATTGTTTTTGGCATGTTTGCTCAAATGCTCTTCGAACTTGCACACAAAGTTTACTGCCTGCTTGGTGTGTGATTTGATATATTTGCTTAAACTCCAGTATCCCAATCCAAACATGGACCGGAACCTATGAACTAGACCATTGCTAGCCAGCAACAAGTTGTAAGCTTGATCACCCAGCACACTCACCCAACGATAATGTCTTGTGACCTGATCAAACAAGTCACCATGGGTGACTAGCCATTTGCGGTTTGTGACATCTGTATAGGTGGCTTGATTTGTAATACTTATGTTGCCTATTACCAGTTTATGTTTGAGCCAGGATCTGAGGAATTCATCATGGTTGCCCACAACATACACAATCTTGGTGCCGCGTTTCGCTTTTGTAAGAATCCTTCTCAAAACATCACTGTGAGATTGAGGCCAAAACCATGTTTTGGATAATCTCCAACCATCTACTATATCGCCCACAAGGTAGAGCGTTTCACAGTTGTTATCTTTGAGAAATTTACAAAGTTGATGGGCTTTGCAACCTCTGCTGCCCAAATGTATATCGGATATCCAAATAGTTTTATAATCAGCCATCAGATTATTTACATGAGCCTATGAAATCCAACACACATTTGGGGTTGCAGAACTCCAGTCTTGTTGTATCAGGCTGGTCCCAAAAATATTCAGGCCACACATCTATATGAACACAAAATATCTGCCCTTGATTGTTGTTCATCCACTTTTCAGAGCGCTTCAAGCCACTGCCACAAGAGTGGCAAATCATGCGAGGAACATTTGCCGGTTCACGGTTTTTCATTTTTTAGCAGATCACGAACAGAAACTTGTGTTTTTTTGATGTTGGCTAGATTTTTATTGTTGAATCTCTTATCGCCCACATCAATCCATCGTAGAGCATAAGGTTCAAGCACAGGATGTATATCCGGAGTTTCCGTTTCGAATTCGGGCATTTCAGCTTCCGCCATGGCCAAATAAACTGATCCGTTTTTGGGTTGTTTAAAAAAATCAATGTCCCAAGTGTAGGCTTCTTGGAAGAACTTGACACGGGTTTTGAGAACCACTGGCTTGGCCACTAGAAAAAGTTTATGATAGTCATGTGTGCTGATTTCGGTTTCAATCTCCACAGTGCTGCCGGCCACTTTGGTTTTGTATGTGAAGATGTGCTGCTCTGGTGCTTGGCTGTGAGGCACAACATGCCGGATTCGGGCGCTGCCACTCAGATAGCTTTGTGTGATGTCGTAAAAGTTGGCTGAAAGCTCAGCCCTTTTCTTTTTAAAATCAGCCAATAGTTCTTGTGCTCTGGAGGTATCCAGCAGCAGTTTGCGTTCATTTTCAATGGCCATGTTGTGTTCTCCTATAAACAAAATGGGCGGACATTTAGTCCGCCCAAATTCAGTTATCGCATCTTGGCCGGGAAAATATACCTGTATTCACCAATGCCAGTGTTTAGTGTTAGCTGGATTGCGCCCTTGACACTGAACTTGAGTTCTGCATCAGCTTCGCCCACGAGCTTGAGTGCCTGACTGAGCAGTTGAATCTGCCACTTGTGATTACTGTCAAACTCGCCCTTGACATCAGCAGCAAACACAACACCACCACGCTGGCTGGCTGCATTCTCTTCGCCAATAAAGAACTTGAGATTGCCATCCACAGTCTTGGGGATAAAGTATTGCTCATAGCTTCCCAAGCTGCCCGCTGCCCAGTTGAACTGCTGGATGCTGGACTTGACAGGCTTGACAACCACATCCCACACTGGCTCGTTATACTTGGGCTGATCAGGCACCAGATCCTTGCTGATGAACCTGTAGCTGATAAAGCTCTTGCTGCGGTTGGTATAGTGCAGCTCAGTGGGCACATCTTGCCCGCCCTTTTGTTCCACAATCAATTCCAGGCTGCTGTCCTTGTGAGTAAACTCACTGTCGCCTGAAATGGATGCCAGCAGATTGAGATTTGCCAAACCAAACTCACCCTCCCAATCCTGCACAGGATTGAGTGTGCGGGCCTTGAGAATAACCTGCTTGTTGGTTTCCATGGCCTCAATCACTGTTCCCTTGTTACTGGAAGTGATTTTGATCTTATCAAAAAATCCAGTGCTGGTCACATTCTTGACCAGGTCCTGAATAGCGTCCTTCATTAGTACATTTGTTGCTGCCATAATCAGTATCCCTTTGCTCCAATTTGCTTTTTGGCGTCTGCCTCTTCCTGCAACATTTGCAGGTTTAGTTTCAACTGTTCATCTGTCCAACCCAGCATGTTCTTGAGCACAAAACGCTTGCTGAGATAGCTGGGCATGTTTTGAAGAGCCTCAAACAACAGTTTAATCTCTTCGGGTTTGTATTGCTGTTTCAACTTGGTGTTATCCTTTAATTTTTGTAGTTATGCACACTCTCTGAATTTCATAGCAAAGGATAGTCATGCTCATGAGTAATGTCAAGGTGGCTAAGAAAAAGGCTGGAATTTTAAATCCCAGCCTTGAACAATTTATTGAGTATTTTGTTGTGGATCAGCTTTGAGGAACAGAGTTTCCACCCTGTTGGTGATCTTTTGCAACGGGGGCAAATCCCAAGCGTGCATTTCGGACCTTAGCAACAACGTGCCCAGGTCAGGCCTGTGGTTGAGCGGAATAGATGCCCATTCTTGCGGATCAAAGGCGCGCTGCGCCAAATGCTTGCGGACAAATGTGCCACGCTTGAATGCACTAGGATAATCGTTAAAATTTACCCCTTTGGCGAACAGCATTTCCTGCTTTTCTGCACCACTCTTGCCTTGTAGCTCTGCGTGGCTGTAGTAATGGTGAGCAGCCATGCTGATGGCATTTTTGGTGCAGTCCAGGTTGCGCCACAAAAAGCAGTTGGCCAGCTCATCCAGGTTGGGCACCTGGAACACACGGCAGTCAAAGTGAGGCATGCGGCTAAAATACTGCTGCCAGTCGGGGAAGTTGTGGATGACACCATCCACAAATGATACAGTGGCCATGCTTGCTAGCACACTTGTGAGCTTGTGAATCTTACCTCCAAACCAAGGCTCACTGGTGTGATCTGTGTTGGCCCAGGCCAAGCTGATCTCATCACTTTGCACATAGCCCAGGGTAGCCTGACTCTTGTCCACCAAATATTTGGTGGCGTGTATCATGGCAGAGGTCATGCGACCGTCAAAAGGTCTCTCCATGTCCCTTGTAAACTTGCTAAAGCCGCGCCCATCAATTCGTGCATAGATGGGCACACCCGGTAAAAACCTTTGCTCAGTTTCTCGTGTCTCATAGGATTTGAGACGATCGCCTAGATCATCCATGAGCAAGCCTTTCTGTCTGCATTTTATAGCCCAGTATATCAGCAAATACAGACAGTGTCAACCGTGTTATTATTCGCTGATGGAAGGAGTCTTGATAGCAAGTGGCTTGCGTGCCTTGGGCTCCTTGGGAGTCTTGGGGGCAGCAGGCTTTCTTGCCTTCTTGGGCTTTGGTGCTGTAGCGGGATTGGCAGCAACTGGCGTAGTTTCGGGCACCTTAGCAGCTTCCACAGGCACAGCAGAGGAGTGTGCAACTGACTTTCTCAGCACTTTGGTGTTGAACCATGCAACGATTTTCTTGAACATGTTTATTCCTTACTTTGATCGCCTCCTCAAAAAAAGAGGCCCTAGCATTCTGTTAAAACAAAATGGTAATGGTAATAATTATGCAACCACTTGGTGACGCTGTCAAATACCTGAGTCTGATAAAATTGGCTTACTCCATTCGCCTAGGGCCTTGACCCATGCACGATAAATGATCAGAGCATTTTCTTCTTATGACCTTAGCTACTGTTGCACCTTCAAGGATATGTCCATGGTGATTCTCAAATAGGGCTGAAAAGTGGTGGGATCCACAAGTGGGCCTTGCATGTCTACAATTTTCATAATATTTTTCCTTTAAACAAGTTCTTGTGTTATTACTCTCAGCACTGTGATAGAATTTTCTCGCTTGACCAGAACCCGTGCTCTCAATCCCTGATCCACATATTCAACGAACTCAGCATGAACAACCTGCTTGTTCCTCATGAAGCTGACAATGTCACCTTTTGTGTATGTCATGGTATGGTTCCTTAAAAACTAAACAGGTCTTCAAAGGTTTCATTCTTGCGAGCGTCGTTGAGATTCCAACCCATCACTCCCAACAAGTTTTCAACCTTCTTGGTGATCAGACTTTCACTCATTTCCTCATCATCAAAAGGCATCTCCTTGAACCAGTCTGGAAGGATCAGTTGGTCCACAGGATATGCCACACTGGTCAATCCCAGAGGATTTTGTTTGAGCTTGCAAACAATAACCTTGTAACCGTCTTGTATTTCCATGCTGTTGTTGTCACTATAGATCTTACGCAGCCGGTTCCAATTCAAGCTGGCACGAACATGCCCCGGGATGGCCTTGTTGGCACCATGCTTACGATCATCAAACACATCTCCCAGGCCACCCTCCTGCTTTCTCATAAGGTCGCCATAGTATGTGAGCTTGTTGACTCTCTTGGGGGTGCCCTTGGCCCAGCTGGGCCATCCAGCAAACTCTTCCCTAAACAGTTTGATCTGTTCAAACACAGCTTCCTTGGTGCCATCTGTGAGCACGTTCACCAAAACATTGCTCAAGAACTCTTGCACTGGCTTGGGAGTATCACTGCGCTTGAGGTCTAGACCCATGGCCTTGATTTCTCCAGGCTTCCCATCCTTGTCCTTGCGCTTGCCCTCCTTGTCAAAGATCAACACAGCATATCGTTTCTTGGTAATAAACATTCCCTTGCTGGCGCATAGTTCACGTCCTGCCTTGATCACACTGTTTGATTCTGGAACGTTGAAGTTCTTGTTCATGAATTCTGGAAAGCTTTGGTTGGTTATTTCAGCAATTTGGTCATACAACTTTACCACATCTGCCTTGTCCCAACCAAAGTCACTGAACTCCGCCTGATTCTTCATAATGGGATATGCGCTAAAATAAATTGAATCGGTATCTCCGTAGATAACGCTTGCCCCTTTGTGATTATAGTCCCCGGCAATCAACTCATTGATCTTGCTGCCCATGTGCCGTACGATACAACGGCCTGTGAGAGTAGTGCTTTGAGCAATGCGACTGTCATGCCAGGCCGAGCTGGCATTCCCAATAGCGCCATATAGGCTGTTCAGCAAAATTTTACGAATAAGCTGGCGTCTATCCCAAAAGTCTCTCTGCGTTTTCAATTCGTTGATCACGTCAGCGTCTTGACTCTTGAGAATCAGTTTGTTGCCCTCTAGTGTAACATTATATTTGCGCATGAATGCAACAACCGCTGCATAATTGCCCTTGTTCAGGAGCCCAAGAATGCCACTGTTGCCATCCCAATTACCGTGCACATCAGGATCAGCCAGTGCTTGTTGCAGAGGATCAATATATTTCTCATTTCTGTCTGTGAGTTCTATACCACCACTCAACAAGTCCACATACTCACGCGCCTGGGCTTGCATCTCTTTTCTCTGGGAATACCAACGTGCCAACAAACCTGGAACAATTCCTTCTCTGTCCACACTGAAGATGGTGCCGTTGGCACTCACGCACATCTTACGCTTGGGATTTTCAAAGATCCACTGATACAGCTCGTCCCCGCTCATGTTCACATTGCTGCCATCGTTTAAGTCTACAGTGAGAATCACCTGCTCACGGTTCATCATCTGTGCATATTCTAGAATGCTGAACATTTCATTCCAGGAATCAGCAAAGCTGCGCTTTTCCTCTTTCATGCGTTTTTGGATCAGGCGGTTGGTGGCATCCATGCGGATTTGCCCCACCACTGTTTCCTTGCTCATGTTGAGTGTGCGAATGGCTGATGGATACAGACTGTTGATGTCCACTCCTCCAATCCAGTCATGCATTCCTTGAACTGGGTCTGCCACGTAAGCGCCCACGATGCCCTTGGGCGTTCCATCCCCCAGCTCATCGTCATCTTCCACAAGTTCTTCGTCTCGGAACTCTCTGGGAGGACGAGCTGGAATATGGTAGCCCAGGTCATGTGCTTCATTGGTGATGGCATTGTCAATCAACAACACTGAGCCAAGTGTGGTGTTGAGCAACACTCCGTTGGTGTGTGCCAGATCGTTGCTGAGCTCAATGAACTTGAGCTTGTTGTCGATTTTTACCAGCAGCATCACATCCTGACGGTTGTAGGCAATAAACTTTTCAAAGTCTTCGTTGTAGAGCTTGTCCAGACTGCCTTCATATGCAACCTTGTGATCACCCACTTCATACTCGCCCACAAAGTCCAAGCGATAGCTGTGCATTTCATGATAGGTGTGCTTGCGATACAAGTCCAAATAGTCCAAATGCACGCGCCCAAACAAGTCATATGTGAACTGAGTCTTGCCATACATTTCATATTCACGCTTCTTGGGAAACTTGTTCCACAAGCACAAGCGGCGAGTTTGCTCGCGACTCATCACCTGCACAATACGATTGTGCAAATAGGGAATATCGTAGCCTGAGCTGTTCCAACCTGTGAGCACGTCTGCATCTTCAATGATGCTCAAAAACACATCCAACAGTTGCTCTTCTGTGTCACACAACACAGTGTTTTCAAACTTTTCGCAAATGTCCTGTGCCTGTTCATATGTGTAACTCTTGGGTTTGATCACCAATGTGAAGTTGGTGCTGAGCCAGTTACAATACACACTCACAGCAGTGATGGGATTGAAAGCCTCTTCAGTGCTGCTGAATCCCTTCTTTTTGTCAAAGTCCACTTCCAAGTCAAAATAGGCAATATGCAACTGCGGACTGGCAGTGTTGCGATAATGGTCATAAAAACAACGGAAAATGGGATTGATGTCGCTCTCATAACGCTTTTCAGGAGCAATCATTCGCAACTCTTTTTGGAACTCCTCCCATCTATTGGTTTCAAACTTGTCCAGTGGTTCACCATAGATGCTTGTGTATTTGCCCTTGATGCTGGGAAACATCACCACATGACGACTGGGATAGCTTACAAACCGCCTCTCACCATTCACACGCTCAACCACATCAATACTGTGTTTGTCTTTGTTCCAAACAGCGTCTACATACATAACTCTAATCTCCTAGATGAGTAAAAGTGCAATGCCCACCAGATTCATTATCAGGTAAAACATGCTTAACAAAGTCCACATCAAATTTTTACGCAAAACCCCAGCAGTACTCAAGCAGACACTGCCCACCAACCATAATAAAAACACAGCCATCATGCCAGCCAGCTGAAAGCTTACCATAACACTGGCTATCATGCTGGTGATGGTGCCCACTGTTTCACAGCACACCACAAAGGGACGACAAGAGAATTCCTTACGAAATTCTCTTGCCAGATCAACAATCAACGACAGGATTTTTAAAGTCAAGCCACACCAGCGGCCTTGAGTAGGCCTTCCAGAGTGTCCAGCTCTTCCTGTGCATCTTCCACAACATTCTGGTTCTTGGCGCTGGCCTTGTAGGCCATGCGGATAGCCTTGTTGAGTACAGCAGGCTTGAGATCCATTTCCTCACCCACTGCTGAAACAGTATCCTTGAGGCCTTCCTTGAGTGTGGCAATTTCACGCATGGTATCAATGCCGCTGTTGATCAAATTTTGAATACGTGCCTTATCAGCAGCACTTAGTACACCCAGACTCATTTTACATCTCCATTGAGGTTATAATAACCCAGTGAGTATGTTGTGGGCTGGCGATTATGTCAAACTATCCCAACCAAGCGTAGGCGTGAACTCCATTATTGAATCCAGTGAGCTGGAGCGTGGGGTTGGCTTCGTTGGTGAAGGTGCCAAAGAACCCTGTGTATTGGTTCAAACGGCTTGTGCAACCAAAATACCATTTGGTGCCATCCCAATAGGCACTTTTAAAGTTGTAACCAGGCACAGTGATGCTTGTGTAGTCGTATTCGTTCTGACTCCAGAAAATTGTGTCTCCGCTCAGCGCCATGCCTGTGACTGGGCCAGACAGGAAACCAAATGTGTTCACAAGTGTTGTGATGGCTTTGGGTTTGCCGTTTCTCAACAGCCTATTATTCACCACCCAGTCACGAGTGTTTGGCCCTTGCCAGGTGGCAGTGGCCACAAAACCATTGCCACCAATACGAATAATACTATTGAATCCATCCGTCGCAACACTATATAAAGGACCCGTGATAGTAGAGGGCAACGGAATAGGATTCCAGGTGAGAGTATCACTGCTCCAAAGTAATAGTGGGCTGCCGAAACTATTCACGTAGCCCACTGCAAAATAATTGTTAAAATCCATAGCACTCACATCAAACAACCCACTGTAAGTGTCTGTGCTGATCCATCTGCGTTCCCAAGTGCTGCTGTCATATCCAGTGTCTGTGTACACAACAACTGCCATTTCTGCACGGGCGGTGAGATTCTTTTCATAGCCAACTGCTAGGAATGGGCTGCTGGACGAGGTGTTTATTACCTTGTTGAGCTGCCAGCTGGGATTTTCAAAATTGTAGGTAGTCCAATCCACAGGATCATTGCTGCCTGAGATGGGGGTAATAACACTGATGGCACCATCACCACCATTGCTCAATGCAATCACATGTGTGTTTGGAGCAACGTATCCAGAGGCAGCACTGATAAGCTGGCGATGAACTGGAAAAGGAGCTGGAACATCACTCCAAGTCAGTCCATTATCCACAGTCTTTTTTATCTTGCTTTTGCTATAATAAGCAAGAGGATCTGCACCCAGGGCATAGCGGTCAACATAGATTACCATGCCAATATTTAAGGATTACACAACAAGAGTTGTTTTGGTGAGATGGCCCAGTTTTAGCCCAGTGTCCACCACCACACGATAGCCTTTGGCTCTGGCTTTGGTACAAAAATCCACATCTTCACTCACAACCTTGCTGAAATCAATGCTGCTCCTGTATTCAAACCAGGGGTTGCCCACTGCTTGGAATACATCTGTTCGCACCAGGCAGCAGCCAAAGCCCACTCCTTCCACCTCAATGAGATCAGATCCCTGCACATTTTCAATGGGCATGTTCATTTGCCCACCTGTGGCGGGATTGTGAACAAACACTTCAGGTATCTTCACACCTTCCTTGCGTTGGATATAAACACCACTGGTGATGGCAGTTTTTTCATCCTGTATCTCCATGAGCCTGCTCAGAGCATGAGGCGGCATTACAATGTCACTGTCCACGTTGAGCATATAGTCAAACTTGTTTTGCAAACACCATTGGACCATGATGTTACGCACTTGCTCCACATTGTAACCCCAAAAGTATTGGAAGTGAGCTTCACAGTTGGCTGGTACAATCTGATCATAGATGCTCTTGAATGTTTCCACTTCAATGTAGCGTGCTGTGGGAACTCCAATCAGTATCTGTTTGGTTCTAAGCAATGTGGGTGCAGGCATGGGTGTTGGTGCTGGTGTGATGTTCATGGATGGCTTTTCTTGAGCAGCTGGGGATGTGAGGGGAACCATAGGGGCTTGCACAGTCATTCCCAACACTTTGCGTGCTGTTTGGTTTTGCTCTTCGCTGTTCACTTTGTAGTCATTGAGTGGGTTTGTGTCATTGTAGTTCATGACAATGTCCTGCACAGCACGAACCTTGGAGGGATCAGCAGCTTCAATCAGACTGTAAAATACACTGGTGTCCCCGCCAGCCCTGAACCATTTTTGATTTTCATCCTGCCATTGCTGTGGCTTGATTGTGTTGAACAACTGCATACGAAAAGCTCTCAGGTGGGTATAGGGCATGAGCCAGTTGAACAAGTGCTTTCGATAGCTCTTGTCTTGCTTGACATGGGGTGGATATTCCTGGGCCACAAGGGGAATATTGTCCGCCAGACTCCAGCAACTACCATACGCAAATTCAGTGTTTTGATCAAACAGCTGGTTGTAAAAACTAAACAAATCGTTTCGGTTTACCAAACAGTCATCACCATCCAGTAACATGACAATGGTATCACTGCCGTGGCTGTCCCTTGCATATTCCAACATCTCAAACTGATTCTGCACTGCGCCCTGATTGCTGGTGTTTTTTTGTAGTATAAACCTATGCTGAATGTCAGGAGACAGGCTTTCAATAACAGATTGGGCCACCTGGTAACTGGAATCAGTGCTGGCATCATCTCTCAACACATGCACATAGTTCCCGTAGCTTTGTGTGGCCACACTCATGATACATCTTACAATATATGATTGGCAGTTGTAAAAGGGTGTGATCACAACAATGGGCTGCTGTGGTTTACTCACAGTGTTATGATCTTCCGGGTTTGTGTATCTGCGACCAAACACTTGCTGCCAGCGAAGTTTTGCATGTGAAACTTTGTCAAATTCATGTGACAACAAATATCTGCCCGACACTTTGCACAAGTGTTGCTTCCACTGAAGGGCCACCGTATCCCATCCAATCAGGGGTTGAACAATACGACAGAAGTTTTGCTTCTGTTGCAGCAGATATTTGTTGCTGTGTGCCCAGCACACCAACTCCACATACTTTTTGACCTGCTGTTCACTGTTTATGTTGGGGAACAAACCATTGGGTGCAATAGCATAGTCCATTTTATAACAGGCTTGGTCAATGGCTATCTCTTCCAGTGCTCCAAATCTGCAGGTTACCAATGGGGTGAGAGCATTCAGACTTTCCAGTGCGCTGATACCAAAAGTTTCAGGAAATGCACTAGGATAGAGCATGAGGCTGCTCTGGGCCAGAGTCTGTGCAATCTGTTGTTGAGTAATGATTCCAGTGAACTCAACACCCTGATTGCCATCAAAAGTGTCCTTCAACAAGCGCCACTTTTGTTCTTGTTCATCAGGCGGATCTTCAGGGCGGAACCTGTAGTAGCCACCAATGATTTTCAGCTTGGCTTCAGGAATGTTCTGCTTGACGTGTGGCCAAATTTGTTCCAGCAAGGGAGCCATACCCTTGCTGACACTGCTGTTATATACAAACTGATGGGGGTCTTTTTGGCTGGGATCAATCCAGGGTAGCCAGTTCTTGGCACCGTTGCGAGTAAGGAAAGTTTTGTTCTTGAGCACTTCAAAGTTGCGACGAGCACCGTGGTCACAGTTGAGCACATAACTCAGATGCCAATCACTCAACACAAACAGCTCATGAATACAACCATGCACAACCAAATGCTCCACAACCTGATCGCCATAGCAAAAGGTGTCATGCATCCACAGCACTTTGAACCGGGCACGCTCTTGTAAACGATCAAAAATATTCAGATCCACTTTGCTGTTCACATTGGCACGCAATTCCGGGGGTAGCCAAGTCTCTACACTACGACTGGCTATGGCCACATCAAAATCACAAGCATGGTTGGCTATTTCAGGGAGTGGTATATATTTGACTCCGTTATACACTCCAGGCCTGGCATCATCAGCATTACAATGACAAAATACTGTCACATCCATGCCCAACTTGATCAGCTCTGCACTCAAATAGATCACAGCACTTTCACTGCCACCCAATCCACGATTGTTTATGGTGTTGCCGTCATAGGGCAATCCCAGAGTGTCTACAAATGCTATCTTCATGAACTCTTCCTTGTAAAATGATAGTCGCCATCAGCACCATTATTACTAAACAAAGGAGCCACACAGTCAAATCCACGTTGCTCCAACCAGGAGATCACATGCTGGCTGAGCGGAGCACCTTTGTTGTATTCCACATTTTGCAGTTCCAGTATCAAATGTTGCACATGGGGTAGTGTGTTGGTCATGCCCAACAAAACATCCTGCTCTGCACCCTGCACATCCATTTTTACAAAATCAGGCACAGGCCAATGGTTCACACTTATGATAGTGTCCAAAGTGCTACACTGCAAAACACGCTTGTGGCTATCATTGAAATACTGGTCCACTTCCAGGTTGATCTCAGGATTTTCTCTGTAATAGCTGTTGCCACCTGGATGATAGTCATTTTGCCAGAACGTGACAGTTTTGCGATCACTGTTGCTGAGCACCCCAATGTGATAGGGTAACTGCTGCTCCTGATACAGGAACTCTGCACTGTCCATGGCATCCAGCACATGATACTGGGCATCAGGCCAAATTTGATGTGCCACATTATACCAGTGTAGCACACAACTACCCAGATCATAAACAACCCGGGGGTTGACCCCCTGAGCCTTGAGATGTTCCAGATATTGAACGTGAGTGTGGGGTAACAGGGGCTGTTGAGACAGTTCCAGTAAACGTTGTTGTTTGATACTGAGCATTACCTCAATTGTGAGGGAACACTGCTAGTGATTCAATATTTTCCGTCAGTTCTTGCCACAGGGGGCACACCATCTTTGGTTGTTTTAAAACCAAACTTTTTGGCCTGACGGCGAATCTCATCTGGATGCATGCCGGCTGGCATGTTCACACCCGGCACCACAAGCCCCACTCCGCCCTGTTCGGCTAATCCGTCACCAGGTTTGTATATGAGAAATTCACTTCTGTAGGCGGCCACTTTGGCACCCACTTGACGGGCCAACCGTTGGGCTATCCTATCGTATAAACTATCTCTGCTGCCTTCTTGACCTGTGAACAGAATATAGTCCCAGTCATGTGTGTCAAAAAAACCGCGGAACACGCTCACCACATCCTCGAATACCTTGGCAGCAGATGCACCCATTTCGCCAGTGACTTCTGTGCTGCCAGCCACTCTGAATATGACTTGATATCCTTGATAAGTCTTGGGTAAATCCAAATCTGTATTGCGTGTGACAAACAGTGCGCCAGTCTGGTTGTAATCGCCGTGAACTTCCACTTTTATCAATTTGTTGAGTAGATAAAACTCTGTTTCCCAGGAAGTGTATTTGCCGTGCTGGAATTTTTTCCAGTCTGCAGGTTGCGCAGGCTCCTGGAAAATTTCACTCAAGCGCACAGATTCTTCACAATTATGCATGTTTATAAACCAGTTGGCTTGACTCACATCGTGCGGAGTGGCATTCCGTCTGTGTTTGAGTTTTTGCACTTTGTCACATGTGACTTTGCCTGATATCTTGGCTTTGAGAGTGCCTGGAGCACCCTGCTTGTTGGTTCTGGTGGTAGCCTCACTCACACTTGTGGATTTAGTTTTTCTGTGTGCTGATCTAGCTTTCCTGCCTGCACAATGAGCACGTTGGCTAAACCCTTTGGGGTTGGCACAGTTGATGCTCTTTTTGTATTTCTTGCTCCAAGCTTCATCTAAGGGTGGATCTTGGGTGCTTATGTGCACCTTGCGGGGATTGGTCAAAAAGTTCATGTTGAACCAAGCGGTGCTTTCCACGTCCCATGTGCCCATGAGCAAGTTGCTCAGTCTGTCACCAGAGGGTACATGATGCACAGCATCATAGTCTTGGCTGATCCGGTCCCAGGGCATGAGACGCAGCAGACTCATCACATTGGTCATCTGCACACCATATTTTTTAGCTATGGCACGTGCTTGACGGTCAGTGTTTATCGTGAGGATTCGAGCACCAGGCTTCACATCATACAGTGTGCCTTCATGACCCAACCATGCTGGCATGGCATGTGAACACCATTCTGCCCAGGCACTAGTGTAACCAGCATCACTCTTGTGAGCAGTACTGGTCCACAGTTTGGCCTCTGGTTTGAGACCTTCTTTTAGATTTTTTGGATGCGGCACATACAACTGAGGTCCTAGTTTGACTGATGCAGCCTCTGCTACCAGATGTTCATCCACTTGTTGTTTGATGGGCGTGAACCAAGTATCAGACTGTGGTGTGTTATGACCTTGTGGAATCAGCTCATGCATCATGTGACGCACCCAGTCTGGTTTTATGTGTCTGGCTCTCAGCCCTGATGCAAAGAAAACATGCACTTCCACAGGCGCGTCACCTTGCACATCCTGGATGGCATACATTCTGTTTCTGCCTTCATGACTGGTAACTTGGGCTGCCTGATCATAATTGCCCTCTTCCCATGCTTCTGGTATGCGTATGACCAACCAAGGACTGGCTACTGTACCACCGGAGTTTAGATGAGTTACCATGCCCTTCAAACTATGAGCATCTACTCTCTCCAAAGGTGCAGCCAGTTTTAAGAACATGCTGGGTTTCATACTCACTCGCATGCCCAAGTAGTCCACATTCTGATTGTTGGGCACCCTACCCCAACCTTGGTCATTGTTGATTAGGGATTCCATCCTGGCATGCGATTCTACCACTTCTGGATTGCCATCCTGAATACCAGCCCGCTCCCAAGTTTTAAGTAAAGGATGGTACATAGTTTTGGGAGAATAAACTTCCATGCTGCGATAGGCATATTCGCCATCACCCAGGTATTGCACATATCCTCGGATCAACCAAGCTCCCATGGCTGGAGCCATGCTGTGATGAGTGAAGTGTTCACTATCAGCAGCTATCCAGTGGGTGGCACCTTCACGGTCAGGCTTGTAAACAACAAATCTAGCACTATGATAC